ACCACGCCTAACTTATGGAGGTCAATGCTAGCCAAATCCTTATGTCTATCATTCATCTTTTCATATTTACTACCGCCAGGTGAGTTAACTAATGAAACTCCTTTATCCTGGAACCATTTTTCTTCCAGCCAAATCAAATCAATAGTATCGGGGGTTGGCATTGCTAAAGCCAATGCAACTACTAAGCGCTCCCCCTCCACATCATTATAGTCATTGATATCTGAATGCCATACTGAAAGAGTGTTGTCTGTAGTCTTCGTGCAGCCTGTAATAGCATCCGCGCTAAAATTAGGAGGTTGCAAGGAAAGATTTGGTGCCCATTTAGCTATGTTTATTTTTCTCAATAAGTAGCTCATCCTCTACTCCCCAGATAATCCATTACTGATAGTTTGTAATCTTGTAACCAATCTGCCTCAAAATCGCGCATCCCTTCTAAATACCCCAAAAACTTAGCTTGCCCCCAAGACTCAGCAGCTCTCAACGCGGCCTCATTGACTAACGGATCTTTATGAGAGGCGCCGCCAAGAATTAAAGTATCTGCGTTTTCCTTAACGAAATCATAGTCAATACACGCGGCAACACAAAGATACTTTCTCAACTCTGAAGCATTTTTACTATAAAGTGCTAACCAAGATTTCTGAAAAACATTATTAAACAAAGATACGTTTTTATCATGTAAAGACTCTAAATAAATTTGAGTTTTACTGATTTCTCCTTCGATGTAATCCTCGGACTTAAGCAAGTCAAAAATCATTATCATTGCTTTGTTTGATTCTATTTCTGAAGCAAAATCCACATCAGATGAATCACCAAGAAATACTCTATTGCTACTTACTTTATTTATATTAAAATCTAGGTCTGTGGTGAATCTTTCAGAGCTATATTTTTTAGTGTTTTTATACACCTCATCAATGAGGCCAGTATAAAAAGGAATTTCACCTGAAATGCCATTTATAACTGACTTGATGGCATTTTTAATAAAAATATTTCCAATGATTTGGGCGTCCATCGCTCACCTCACTTATCAGTATAGCGAGATAATTCGCTCATCATTTCTGTATTTTTATTGATTAGCTCATTAACTTTTACAATAGAAGATTTAAAGTCGAATCTGAAATTTGTGGCCTCAGGAATAGTATTGGCATCTGTTTCAAAGTTTATAGCATCTATTGCGTTGCCATTGTTGAACAAAGAAGATTGAATTGTAGCGCGTCTAACAGTGCTAACTAAATTAAATATTTCGTCAGAATTAGACGAGACCACTCTCTCAACAACTCGATTATCCCATTCAATCGGATTAGCTCTATGAAATGTAAAAAGTTTCTTATAAAGGCTTGAGTATTCTTCTAAGCTACCTTGATAAATTTTTGAATGTAAAAATGCTAATCGATTTGATTTTTTATCAGGGAATATAGATTGAAGGCTTTCAAGAGCACTTTCTATTTTAGAAAGAAATTCATCCGTAGAACCACCTGAGCCGTTGAATATTATTGCGTGCGAATGAAACTCAATCCTGAAACGCTGTTCAGCATCGGTCATAATCACAATTTGTCTCTTTTCACCAGTCATTGCATTAATTTCTTGACCAAACATAGGTAGTAAAGAAAGGCCAGAAAGCTTAGTCAATAACATTGAAAGTATTGGAGGTGTTGCAGAAACATCCTGATTGTTCGTAAAAAAATTAACCTGAAAGTTTTGAAATAATAGGTTCATAGTGCCTCCTTGTAACCACGAAATCACCTGAGTATCGCACTCAGATAGGAATATGTTTACATTGTATTCTATTGTGACTCATGCTACCAGCGCGCGCTCGTAGCCCCGCCACGCCTGCCCGCTTTATGCAGTAGTTTTCATGCACCTGCATGACATAAACAAAAGCCCGCCAGTTCTGGCGGGCCAAAGGGTAAACGATCCTTTTGGGATCATGCGGATTCATGCAGCATAGACATGCACTCACCTGCAAAGAGTCAGAACAGGGGCAGGTTGTTATCTGGCTCAGTGATTTTCGGATCGACCGTAACAGGATTGTTTAGCGCCTGCAGATAAAGCAGACCCTGAGAAAGAGAGACGGGAGCAGAAATCTCAAGCCAGAAAACACCATCATACGTCCGGCCTAACCAGAAGCCGCCGCCGTTCTCTTTTGGCCGCTGAAAGAAAACTAATCCGCCAGGCGCATAATCAGTCAGGCTTTCGCCCCGGTAAACTACCTGGTAATTCGAATCGCTTCCGGCCATAGCCTAACGCCTCGCGTTACTCGTTGTTCAACCTTGCCAGCGCCAAAAATAAATTTTGTCGCCCGCAACGTTATCAATATGCCTGGCTGTGGACTCAGGCTATTCCGCAGCGTAAAAAATCTCATCATCAGAGACTTTTTCGCAGCTCGAATGCGCTAACTCAGCGATGATACTCATCGCCAGTTTCATATCAGATTGCTTGCAATTAGCTATAAGTGACACCTCAGCAATGAACTGAACACAAGCCATCTTACGGTTTATCGGTGTCAAATCTTGAGTGTCCATCTAACCCTCCCTTTACTCTAAAGACTGTATAACCATACAGTAGTAGATGCGTTACGAAATGTGAAATGTTTTTTCATTCAATCGGACCTAATCTGAAAATGAAAAGTAAGGTTTTCAGTGATTCCAACCTGTTATTTTGATTAGATAAAGCCTTACTTTTTCCTGACTACGGCTTCGCTTATGGCAGCTTTCTTAGTTCAGATCCACTGTCGCCATTTATCATCTTCCTGCAGCCGTCCGTTGCGGTAGAAAATGCGCATACCTGCACCAGAATCCAGACTCCCTCCTGACAGAAGCAGATTTGTTTCCGTTTCTTCACCGGTAAAGCCCCTTGTTTTCAGCTCTGCAACAAGAGTAGCCCGCTGAACATCGTCAATTACCTGCTTATAACTCTGCTTCTGGCGCGGCTTCACCACCCGAAGACGCGCCAGCAGATCCCGGCGCTGTTTTCTGGTCATATTGTTGAAGTCTGCCGGGCCATACAGAGGCGTTTCACCTGGTTCTATAGGTTCAACAGATACCGGATTGCCCCCTGAAATGTTCAGTTTTTCAACAGGGGGACAGTTATTGCCACGAGTCCAAGGGGCGCTAGCGCCCTGGTCGGCTGTCGCCTCCTGAACGTCAACTGCTTTACGGACCATTTTCCACTTCGTTGCGTGTGTGCAGATGCGGCCTGCTACTAACGGGGACCAGATGCCATAAATGCGGGTGCCGTGATCACCGTAAGGGGTCGGCTCGTCGTTAAGCTCGTATGCTGTTCTGACGATGTGATGTTTACGCGGAACCAGCACGCCGCCCTGTTTCATGATGTAGGTGGCAAAGCAGCCCACATCTGCAGCGGCCAGAACCGCATCCAATTGCGCGTTTTCAAGAACCGGCGCACCGGCCTTTTTGTCGCTCTGATTTCTCAGCGCCTGACCGGCAAGCAGGCGCAGTTCCCGGTAAGCCTGACGGCCCGGAATACCAAAGAAGCGGAACTGCTGAACGCGATGAAGTGACGCCCACGCGCCTACGTTCTCCGCGCTATCACTCAGTGATTTACCTGTTTCTGCACTGATTTCATCAGACAGGCCACGGCCATCAATATTTTTACTGACGTATTTAGCGATATAACTGGTCGGTGAACCTTTGCGCGGGTTGATTAGTTCAGCTTTAAAGCGCGGCCCGGTATTGTTGCCAAGTTCTTCGCGGTCCTCACGAATGGCAAATTTCCGCAGCAGTGCGGTGACTGAACGGCGCTCTTTTTTGCGCATGAAGCACAGCAGGTGCCAGTGTACGGTGCCATCATGATGCGGCTCAGCAACCCGCACGCCATACCAGCGCATCCCGGCTTTATGCATGGCCTTGCGGAAGGCAGCGAAGGTATCAACCAGATAATCACTGCTCTGGCGAACGGTGGCTGTGGTCCACTTCGGATTCGGTCTGCCGTTGTTCAGCGTGGCGTGGAAACGCGACGGGCAGGTGAGAGTGTAAAATACGGCACAGTCGCCGCGCATTTCCGCAATAAGCTCCAGCCCCTTAACGCAGGCCATCATTTCATTGCGGCGGTGTGCCGGGTTGCTGTTACTGGCATTTACCACGTCTTCCATATCGAGCGTATCGCCTTCATTGCTCACCAGCTCATGCGAACGGAAAAACTCCAGAGACTTCCTGCGCTGCTCACGCTTATGGATCACGGCTTCAAAGCTGACGTAGGGGGACGCTTTTTTGTTGACCAGGCAGACAGCGCGCAGCTGCTCTTCACGCCATTCACAACGCAGCTGCCACAGCTTGCGATACCACCAGTCCGCGCAGAGCATACGGGCCAGCGAGGGCGGGATCAGATCATAGGGCACAGGCTTGCGACGGCGCTTTTTACGGCGCAAGTGCTCAAAGGCCGGGGGGATTACGTCCAGACGCATCGCTTCTGCCGCAACAATTTCCCATGCCTGGCGGACCTGCTCCGGCGTTACGTCATCACTGACAAACAGATGACCGCTGGCTTTATCCAGACACATACTCATGTGAGCAGCAACCAGCGTTGATAAACGCTTGACCTGATTCTGGTTCATTTCTGGTAACGCCAGCAGGCCGTCCAGCCCGTCGTGACCGGCCATAAAACGGAATGACGCAGAAATCTGGCTTTCGCGCACGCGGGCCAGCCTTTCAAGGCAGGGGCGGATGGTTTCGCGCAGGTAACGGGAATAAGCCTGCGGCCTGCCGAGATTGTGGAAAAACTTAACGCGCTCCATGAGAGGCTTACTGATGTGCGAAGGCTGCGCGCTGACATCGGCCACAATGATCAGATCGGGATTGAACTGCTGCTGTTCGCGGGCCATCTTTGCCCGGCTGACAATTCTGTCCTGCACAATTTCGCGCTGGACAGGATCGCGGGACTCGTTGAAAAAGTAGCGGTCCCAAACCTCATCACTCATTGCCTCACGGCGCAGCTGCTCCTGCTCGTTATCTGCAGCATAAAGACTGATCAGGTTTGAAAGCGCGGACACCGGCGCAACTTCCGCCGGGTCCAGCTGTGGATTGATTGCCTTTTTAGGGGCGTTCCATGGGTATGCGAAAACCTGAGTCATTACACCGCCAGATTCATGTGACGCACTGCGATGATTTCAGATGCGCGCTTGCTTTCACCCGCAGCCACGCCAACAGAGCGGGCGGCAGTGACTTTTGTCAGGTCAAATTCACGGAAGATACTGCGGGTAAACAGGGTGTCGCTGTTTGAAACGATGACCGGGTTACGCTCAGAAATACCCAGCAGGGTGCAGGCCAGCGAGTGCTGATCATCGTCGCTGAACCCATCGGTGTGATAAGCGGTGAACGTGCCGTGATATGGCGGGTCGCAGTACACGACATCACCGGCACGGACCATGCTTAGGGTTTCGCTATACCCCAGACATTCAAACGTCGCGCGCTGAGCCTTCACGGCAAACGCTTCGATTTCTGCCAGTGGGAAATATGGCTCTTTATAATTACCGTAGGGGTTATTAAATTCGCCGCGCTTGTTATAGCGGCAAAGGCCACGGTAGCCGTGGCGATTCAGGTAGAGGAATTGCGCAGCACGTTCCAGCAGTGGCAGCGCCGCATTGAAGTTAAAATCTTCGCGAACCTGATAATAACTTTCTTCAGTTTGATTCTGAGTAAAGAGCGATAACGCAACGACAATAAACGGGCGGGTATGCTCTTTAACCTGACGATAAAGGTTAATCAGATCGGGATTAACATCCGCTACCAGATAGGCCGGATAATCTGTATTCATCATGACAGCACAGGAACCGGCAAACGGTTCAACAAGACGATCACCTGCGGGCAGGTGCTTAATCAGTTCAGGCATCAGGCCGGACTTGCTGCCGGCCCATTTCAGGATGGTTTTCATAATGCCGCCCCTTTGTAATGCACGCTTTTCAGCTCACTGATTTCTTTGCAGATCACGCAGAGGGAAACGCCCGGCAGTGCGCGGCGGCGCTTCTCCGGTATTTCTTCGCCGCACGACAGGCAGAAAAACTCACTCGCCCCTGTCGGGCGGTGAGTCGCGTTAGCCAGATTGCGCGCCAGCTCTTCCTGCACGCGCTGCTGTACCATGTCCATTGAATCAGCCATCAGTGCAGCTCCTGCGCCTGGTTCTCAAAGCGTTCTGCTTCTTTGTCCAGCAACTCGATGATTTCCGCCGCTGACATTTCCTGTTTGCGGGCATGAATTGCCAGCGCGGCCAGGCGGATAGAAACGGATAGCGCATCATCAGAACGCTGCTCAGTTTTGGCCTTGCTCAGCAGGGCATTAAGCGCGTCTTCGTCTGCTTTAAAATTACGGGTCTGGATATTTCGCATTTCACTTTCTCCTGAATTCGGGCAAAAAAATGCCCGGCGGGTTTACGCCATTTAATTTCGTTGGGTTAATTAATTAGGTAACGTCAGATTCTTTGGAAATAAACTCACGACTGCTTTTAAGTGATTCATTGCACTAATCAGCGCTGTAATTTCGTCACTCGTCAGTTCACTGTAATCAACGCTGTGACGTTCTTTACTGATATTTGCCAGGAAGAAAATTGCGCTCAGTGCGCGGCCATTCTGTTCAGCCTGTACATCACGCTTGTTGCGCATGTCTGCGATAAAGCGTTTGAGTTCGTGGCTGCAATCGCCATACATCATCGTGCGAAGTACGGAGATATGATTAAGCGCACTTGCACGCTGCCCCACGTTCATCTGAACAGTGATACTCTCAGCTTTGTAACCCATGATTCTTTCCTCTTACCGGTTAATCCTGCCAGCAGTTCGGCCTGTGAAATTGCCGGATGCCAGCGTCTGCCCTTATCTGCCGCAATCCAGCCGTGGCCGTATGCGTGGGACGGGCTTTGCCGCTTCAGAAGCGGAGCTACTGAAAAAGCCATATTTCACACCATCCCGATAGATGCACCGATACCACTTAACACATCAGCAGTACCCGACAACGCAGGGTTAGAGTGGACGCGAGTCTGGACAGCGAGGGCCGCCAGCATCATGCAGCGAATGCCGGTATTAGCAGCTTCAACAATCCCGCGACGGCATGAGGTGGTAATGCTGGCGTGATTAGCAGCACTGGCAGCAAGCGTTCCCACCTGAGCGGAGGCATTGAGCACGTAAGCCGGAAATTTTTCAGCGGCATGTTCATTGACAGGAACACATGGCAGGCAGTGCAGCTGAGCCAGCATCCCATCCATCAGAGTCGCGTCCTCAGTCAGATCAGTAAGCAGCAGCACTTCTGGAACGGTCAGCTGATGCACCTGATCAGGATTCAGCTTGTTGCGAAGCGTCTGCACTTTCATGCCTGCTTGCTGGGCCAGCTCCCGCATGTTGTGAGACAGCGCAAACTTGCGGCAGGCGTCTTCGTAGTGGTTATGGGTGGAAGTCTTGAAATCAAACATGGTCATTCCTTTGCTCAACTTAAATAATTAAGTTGTTACGCAGCGACGTAGCGGCAGTTGACACCTTGAGCGAGCAAACGCGCGCGGAAGGCAACCATGTTGATGCGTGCAGCACCGCCAATTTTTTTACGTGGCATAACAAGCAGATCACCGTCTTCAACCATCTGCTTCACAGTGCGAAGGCTGTAACCATAAGCCTGTGCGAACTGTTCATAAGTCATCAGATCGGGGCCGCTAGGTATTGTAATTTGATTGGTCATCGGGGATTATCTCCAGTTGGCAGTATTTACGGTGCATTGGCGTGCATTTTCACTAACGAAATGGATGATATATTCCAAATGGGTTTGTGTAAACAGATCATATTGGATTATTTGAAGGGTATATGACCGATTACAACAGCGATGTTAAGGCCATACTGGAGAGAATCCTTAAATCTTATGGGGTTAGCTCACGCCCAGAGCTAGCGGAGCTTCTGAAAATTCCGTTACCTACTATCCAAAATTGGGTAGCTCGCCAGAGTTTACCCGGCGATTACATCGTTCAATGCGCATTGGATACGGGAGTAAGCCTTAGATGGCTGGTTAATGGTGAACTTGCAAATGTAAGTTCAGATGGAGTCAAGCATCCCTCTCTTAAAGGGAAGAAACTTCACGACACTATGCTGGCTAATGGCGGGCGGGCAGTGTTGGATCGCATAATGCACGCATATGGCTTTACTATGCAGAAGCAGCTTGGTGACTTGCTTGATATTCCTTCAGCGACGATGAGCGCATGGGTTCGCAGAGATTATTTTCCAGGTGATGTTGTCATTACATGCGCACTTGATACGGGGGTTTCTCTTTCTTGGTTAGCTACTGGCCATGAGGATGAGGCACTACCTAATAGAGATTTAGCGGATCAGCTGATACCATCCATACCCGCGCGAAAACTCTCCGGAGGCACATTAGAGAATCAGCCTGATGTGAGTTTTAATCTTTCTCTTTTTGGCCTTGATTTAAGTAATCCCCTATATATTCAACGCGCCTCGATGTCATGGATCGTAGAAGGGGGCGCTCAGACCATTGGCAATGGTGATTGGCTATTAGATATTGATGGAAATAAAGATATTTATACCGTGTCACGCCTTCCGGGTAATAGGATCAAAGTTACAAACAATACATCTTCATTTGAATGTTCAGAAAGTGATGTAAACCCTATTGGCCTCGTAATTCTGACAATATCAAAAAATTTATAGGGAAGCTATGGCCGAGTTTATTTTATTAATAATTGCGACAGTGAGCGGTATTGTTTCAGCTCATATTAATTGTAAAGCAAAAAGCATCAGAGGTATTAAAGCTTTTATGAGCCTATGCTTTGGTGGGGCAGTGCTGGGCACAATAATGCTTTTTAGTTTCTTAGCTCCTATGTGGGTTTCATATTCAATAGCGGCTGTATGTATTGCCATCCTAATCAATAATATATCTAAATTTAAAAAATCTTTGGTTAGATAACATGTCCATCAAAAAACTGTCGTCTGGCGAATGGCTTGCTGATTTTTATTTAGATGGTCGCGGCAGTCGACGCATTAGGAAAAGCTTTGCAACAAAAGGTGAAGCGGTAGCTTTTGAAGATTACACGCGCGCTGAGGCCGAAAACAAACCGTGGATAAAAGAGAAGGAAGATCGCCGCAAGCTTAGTGAGTTAATTAAACTCTGGGATTCTCTACATGGGCAGTCACTCAAGGCCGTCAAATCTCGGAAGGCAAAGTTAGATATTGTGTGTGCCGGATTAGGAGACCCGATAGCTTCTCAACTGACGGCAAAAGACTGGGCGCATTATCGTGATCGTCGGCTTAAGGGCGAGATTTCTAACGGCTATCACGACGACCAATCAAAGTGGAAAGTAAAGCCTATAACGGTTAATAGAGAACAAAACTATCTTGCCGCTGTGTTCAATGAACTGAAGCGGTTAGGGGAATGGTCACTACCTAACCCACTGGAAGGCGTCAGGACGTTCCGGGAAGATGAAAAAGAAATGTCCTGGCTTACCTTAAAGCAGATCACTGAACTTCTTAATGGTTGCGAGCTTTACGGAAAGCCAGACCTAAAGATGATATGCAAAGTTTGCCTAGCTACTGGTGCGCGCTGGACTGAGGCAGAAACATTGACCCGTTCGCAGCTGTCACCTCATAAGCTGTCGTTCTTTAAAACTAAAGGTGGGAAAAACCGAACTGTTCCGATCCCGCAATGGCTATATGATGAACTAAAGGAACGGCAGGGCAGGATGTTTAAACCATGCTATCAGGACTTCAAAAAGATGCTGGCTACCACCACAATTCAGCTAATAGAGGGCCAGAAAACCCACGTATTGCGTCACACGTTTGCCAGCCACTTTATGATGAATGGGGGAAATATTCTGGTACTACAAAGAATCCTCGGTCATGCGAACATACGTGAAACCATGAAGTATGCCCACTTTGCCCCTGATCATTTAGAGGAAGCCGCTGCCCTTAATCCTCTTGCCATTTTGATGTCTACAGAATGACTACTCAGCATGTACGTGCTTGCCTTTGGTTGCACCAGATATAGGCTTAACTTACTGTTTAATAAATAAAAAGCTTATGCATCAATGGTGTCTTGAAAAAGCGTCTTAACTAAGGTATCGCTAACGCGACATCTAAAAGTTAATAGCAAACAAGGGGTTGGCATCTGCCAGCCCCTTTTTTATGTCACAGTCAACCTTACTGCCTGCAGTTAACCGTCGTCCGGCCGCTGAAAATGATAAATCGCGGTATTAACCGGCCCTTCCTCTAAGACGATCAGGCCATAGCGACAGCCAATGAACTGACCACCGCACTTCTCAGCCACGCCCCGACTGGCCAGGTTATCCTCTGCTGCCAGAATCTCAATCACCCGGGTCTCTGGGCGTGAAAACCCCAGCGGCAGCAACGCGGCCACCGCGCGGCTGGCGATTCCCTGACGCTGTGCATCACTGCGAACCCAGTAGCCAATTGCGCTGGTGTCACCCGGATGACGGGCAAAGCGTATTCCTGCGCCCCCCAGCAGCTGGTCATGCTGATCAACGATGGCAAACTCTTCCGCTTCCTCTTTCATCCGTTGCCAGTGGGTAAAGCGGATCCAGCTTTCTGCTTCATGAGGCTGATAATCGTGATGCGCCCAGACCATCCATGGGATAAGGCTATCCAGCGAGGCATTAACCGCAGTGGTAAACGCAGATACGTCGCTGAGCTCAAAAGGTCGCAGATAAATATTTTGTGGTGATGGGTACATAACTCTCTCAGCGCGAACAGAATGATTCTTTTATTCTGCCTGTGGGTAGCAGAAAGACAACAACCTTGACTGTAAACTTATTTGTACATTTGAGGCTGGTTTTTTTGTGGTCGAGGTTTATTTTATTAGTATGATTTTATTGAATATTCTAATTTTATTTCGCACCCTTTCTGATCCGTGGTAATAAAGGTGTACATATAATATTGCGCTATGTATTGCCTGTGATACAGTATTTGCATTCCTCAGTGAGGAGTCCATGACTGCCAATACGAGCCAAAGGATCGCCATCATGCAAAAAGACGCGCTGAACAATGTGCATATCGCCGGTGAACAGGTATTAATCACG